AAGCCTAAAGATTTGTTAGAGGCTACGTATTTTAAAACTTTATCCCAATTAGCATCGCCAATATCTAAAGTTATTAAAGTTGCCTTAGATTCTTTCTTAGGCGGCTTTGCTGCCACATTAGTAGACTCTATTAAATCCTCTCCAGCATATAAACTCAATCCTAATCCATGCATTGCAATAGCTTTTGCTGTAGCTCTTTGAATAGCTGTATTAACATCCATTGTAGTGATTTTGTCAATTCGTATAGAATTGTTTCTAAAGTCTTTTATAGGAAGATAATCTATGTGTTCTAATTCATTAACTACAATTCCTACTTTTACATATCCAGTAACCCCATCAGTAAACCAGTTCAATCCAGTCTCAGGAGATTCATAAACATTTCTTTGTGCATCTGCGTGTTCTAACTTTAAGTAAGCCCAAGCATTAGCCCATGATAAATAATCAAGGTTTCCCTTTTTTTCTACTTTACTTTTTACGTTGATACTTACCAACTTTTTGAAATAACTTTCTTTGCTCATTCTATTTGATTTTAATTAATAATTGATTTAACTTTAATTTCAGCTCTGCATGTTTCTGCAGTGCTTTTTCTCTTTTGTTTTTTAAATTTTGAATATGCTTATCGTTTTTACGTGTATTAACTTCTTTTTTTATTCTCTCTTCAATTAACATAAGCTTGTGCTTACAGTTTTCTATGGAAAGAATTAAGCATCCAGTAGACCAGCCATTATACTTAAAAAAATCATACTCATACTTGTTGCAAACTTTGTAATAAGAACCACCTTTACCTAAGTTCAGTATTTCTATCCTGTCATCAAATTTTTGAATCTTGACTCCATTATGTATAATACAAATGCCCTTTGGCATTTCGCTTTTTACACTGTTGTTAGATTTAAAAGCTTGATTAAATATTTGCTCTAATGTATACATACTACTGTTCTAAAATATCGTTAATCATACGCTTAAAATCAGAGTCGCTGTCTACAAGCTCTCTTGCTTTTCTGTAGCTGTAAATTATATTTGAGTGTGTAACTTGATGACCATTTTCTTCCATAAATCTTTTAATGTATGAAACTCTCATAGGTCTTTCCATACACAGATAGTAAAGCAACTGTCTTGCGTCAACAATGTCTCTTCGTCTTGTTTTAGTAAACATCTCGTCCAAGGTAAGATGAAACTTTTTAGCTATTGTAGTAGCGTAAATATCAAAAATATCTTTTTTCATTTATTTATTATTTAATTTGTTTAATTCAAAATTCAAGTGATCTATAGCTTTTTGAATATCCTCATGAGGAGTCTCGTGTTTTTTATAGGCTCTCAAAATATAAGTACATGCTGTACCTAAATTGTAATTCAAATCAAAGTTTGTTACTACATCTATTGCAGTATAGTTTTTTTTACCATCGTAATAAGTTGGTGTGTCAACTTTTACTTCGTTTGTATTGGTGGTAGTCCAATGTTGTCTTTTTATTGCCATTAGGTTATGTTTTGTACCACAAAAACCCCCATGCGTAAACATGGAGGCTATTGCTTGAATCAACTACAATTCAGATTAAATGTTGAGTAACCAAGTTATAAGCCTGTAGAGTTGCCATCCAATGAGGATGGAAATTATGCCCATTACAGACCATACTGCAAGCTTTAAGTTTCTTTCGTCTCTATTCATAGTTAAATGCCTAAAGGGTATTCGTCTTCATCAATTTCTTCGTGCTGGACTTCAATAACTTTTTCTTCGTCATCATGTCCATTTATTATATTAAAACACGTTGCCATGTGGATGGCGTGATTCATTCTAACAGGGTTGTCAGGGTTCAGGGATTCAAAAAATTTTCTTAATTCTACGCTCATGATTTAATTATATTTAGTTTGTAAAGGTATTATAAATAATTAATAAAAACAAATAAAGATATGAAATCGTACCCAAAAAGATACGATATCATACCTAAAAAATGCTTGTTACGAATTAACAACAGAATTGGTTTCTAACACCATATCTATGAATTCTTTTATGTGTCTTTTCTCTGCATAATCATGCTCTTTCATAGCGTGTTCTAACTCTTCTCTATCAGTTTCATCCTCGAAATTATAGTACAAGTTGTCCATCCAAGAATGAATGTCATCTTGGTATCTGTACTCATGATAAGTCATTTCTTGATGGTCTGTTATTCCATGTTTGTCAAACTTAGCTATGCCAGCAAAATCCTCTCCACACTCTTCATACTCCATCTCAGCTGTTAAGCTGTAGTGTTGACATATTTGTTTAACCAACCTTACTGGTGGACTCCATGCACTGTCTCCAGCAACAGTGAAAGTTTCTTCATCATCACATGGATAGTCATTTAGATTAAAGTCCCACCAGCGTGTTCCGTAGTAGTAAAAATCCTTATACTTTTTCTCAAGCTCCTCTTGAGTAACTCCAATCTTACCCTTGTCAAGTACGAAGTCTCCAAACTCTAAAAAGTAATTGGTTTTATCATACTCCTTGAACTTGTTTCTTAGTTTTTTTAATGCAGCAGCGTTTCCATTAAACGTTACGTAATTCCAACAATTGTTTGCCATTTTATTTAATTTAAGTTATGTGACTTATGTCGTGAATAGGGAGGAATCGAACCTCCCAAGCACCATGCTATTCTGTAATTATTCTGCTGGTAGCATCACTGTGATATTATTGTCCTCTACAACAATAGTACCTGTGTCTCCCCACTCTTCTCCTCTCCACTCAATTTCTCCAGTCAGCTTTAATCCCCATCCTTTAAAGATGTACTTAATTACGTACTCAAGCCATTCTACATAGTGGTAAAATTTTTCTCCACCATCCCACTCTAAGCGATGTTCTCCGTTCTGCTCTATAATCTCCCACTGCAACCATATTGATGGCTTTCCGTTTGGCTGGTAGCCATCCTCGTGTCGCTGATTAGCAAACTTCTTATACGTTTCAACCATGTCCTTTGTCAATGGTTTATCAAAATTTAAACTTCCTCTAAAATCTGTACTGTATCCCATATCTATTTATTTTTAATTATACTTCGGTTAATAAACGTCACTATTACATTCAGCTCGTGAATCTCATCACTACCTATTCTTTGACTCCAGTCCAGTATTCCTTTGACTGCAGCTCTGACTTCATTTAAGTCTCTGCGTAATGATTTTACTTTCTTTTGAGAATCTAAATAGTCTCCCATTAATTCAGTGATTCTGTTGAAATCTCTGTCTTTTTGTGTTTCTTGATAACTGCTCATTGTATTAAATTTAAGTTATGGCATTATTGCCTTTTACCACCAAAACCCCACTCCGTTTTGGAAGTGAGGCAGGTGTGTTTAGGGATCAGTTGATTTTACTCTTTGCTCTCTGTTATAGCTTGGTAAATATCATCAATTGTATTTTGTGAAAGTATGTCCCATATGCATACTCCACAGTGTGTGATAGCTGTAATACTTATCTCAGCTGGACTACCACAATAATCATAAGTCTGAGGTTCAGCGTGTGCATACTCATAGTATACATCAAGCTCTATGTCATCCACTTTGTAAGTGAGTGTTTCTGAATTCCAAATGCTCATATAAGATTGTTTAATTGGTTAATACTCTCGCTGAAATCTACTCCAGCAATCACATTTGGATTTGGCTCTTCACATCCTTCCATTTCTACCCACTGCTCGTAACTTCTGTAGCTTGTGCGAACAAAAATAATAGACTCTAATGACTCTATGCTCCTGCCATTGATGTGGCATACTAATCTCATTTCTTCTTCGGTTGCGATGGTCATTACATCGTCCCATACTTGATTGAATTTATCTATCTTCCCCATTTTGATTTTTTGTGTTTTTTGTTAGACTTCCAGTAATTTTTCTTTGCCCATTTCTTCTTCATCTTAGATGTCTTGCATCGCTTTGAAGTTCCACAGCTCGTTAACGTGGGTGTAGCTATAAGCATACACATCACAAACATTAAAATTTTCTTCATAATTGTAGTTTTTTAGATTAATCTTGGTCTTTGGTTTCTACGTAGAACTCTGCATGCTCATGGCAGTCTCCACATAAAGAATCACTAAGGAATGATGGGGATGCCCCACAACAGTTACTGTACTTATTCATAAATTATAGTTTTAAATATCTGCATTATTGCATTGATACTGGAGAAGGAATCGAACCTTACTTACAACCATTCCAGTTAGTCGGACAGCGTGTGCTAAAGCTTGTAGCTATAGTTCTCTGCTACCCATGTGCATAAAGTCTCTCTATTGCCATCTGACAGCTCCATGAACAGGTTAAATACATTAGCAGTTCCACCATGACCATTTCTCTTGTTGAGGTTGTTCCATTTGGCTTCTATGTGATTAGCCAGTGACGTACCCTCTCCAAAAGCTTTTTGTATCCATCCAGCTGGGAAGTTATACGCAAAGTACATGAAGTTAGTAATTTGGTCAGCTGCAGCATCTCTTTTCTCTTCTGCTTCATCATACTCGTCATACCATTCTGTCCATACGTACAGCTCCTGCTCATGTGCGTCATCCAGTATGAACTCATCAGAGCATTCAGCGTAGGCACATTTGTAGTTCTCTTTCAACCAATCCACCAAGCTGGATTCATCTTTAATGGTTTCGTCATTGTGAAGAAGAAATCCTTCATACATTCCTTCTCCAGTGATAATACATGTTCTTGGTTCTTTGTTTAAATTACTCATAATTGTAGTTTTTAATGATTAAGACGCTTCACAGCGTTTCGACTATTGAAGTCTCGTCAGTTAATCTATGTGCTGCTCCAGTGCCGACAGCACGTCATACATCATGTGTCTTTGTGTAGCATCATGAGTTACGTTCTTTTCGATTAGCTTGTACATAAGAAGTCCTACGTCTTCAGCATTCAAGCTATCTACTTGGTCTTGCCAGTCTGAGTTTGTAAGTTCAACTGAAGACATTAATTGTTTGATTTGTGGTTCTTTGAGCTGTGATACAGCACTGTCAAGGTTATCAATACTTGCTTGGCATGAGTCATGGTCAGGATTCCATTCTCCACTTTGTAACATTTCAAAATCTTTGATTGCTGTTACTACTTTACTAATTACTTTGTAATTCATTGTGATTTAATTTAAGATTAATATAATTGTGATTTTTCTATTTGTTTTACCTCTCTTGCTGGTAATTCACTGGTGTACTCTTCGTACTTGTCAAATGTCTTTTGACACAGATTATCGTACTTGGTATACATCTTTTCATTACCATCTCCATCAGCGTCATTACGCATGTCATTGGCAGTATTATACTTGATTAGCCAGTAAACTGCTTTGTTTACTTTTGCTTGGTGTTTCTTGTTTAATGCTATTATTTTACTCATAATTAAAATGGATTAGATGTTACGAAATAGCTTAGTGCTATTACATTCTTTTTTACTTGTTCTAATTCGTACAGCTTTTGAGCTGTCTTGATTAATGCACAGTCAATACGTACATACTTGATTACTGTTTTTGATTTACTCATTGTAGTTGAATTTTAAAGTTAAGACGCCTCTCGGCGTTTCGTCCTATATGGACTCATCAGTTAACTATGCATCGTGAACACAGCCAACTGCTGAGTTCTGCCACTCGAAGTACAACCCATGCTTCTCCAGTGTTTCTTGTAGTTTCTTGCTGCCCCAGTACATTTCAGTATCGTAGTAATCTAACCACTCTTCTGCATTATACTCTTCTGCTTTTATCCAAAAGTATCCTCTGTAGTCTTGGTAACCTCGCTGGTTTTGATACCATATGTCTATTGGGCAACCAAGTTTTTTTAACTCGATAAACGCTTTGATTGATGCTGGAGTCATGTGGCTGATTTCTTCAGCAGAAAACTCATTGTTAAACATTTTTTTTGTGTACTTCACTGTTGTTGAATTTGACATTTTAATTAAATTTAAAGATTAGTTATCGGTACGAGTATTGCTCTCGCTGGTCTGTCAATCAGATACCGATATTAGTGTCGTAAATTTCACTCTCAAGACTCGCACATTAACTCCATCCACAGATGGTTAAAGAGATGTCATTCGCTCTACAGAATCCTCAATTAAGGGATGCCAATATTTTATCCTTGAAATCATTTTTACTTTATGTAAGACCTATGAACACCTTGGTGCTAACTACTTCGCTTGATAGATATGGATAGAGAGATAATCATAACAGAATCGTTAAATGATTGATTATCAGCAGTCTGCGTGAAGCACAGTTAAAGCAACACTTTAGATAATGTGTCGTAACTGCTTGATTCTCAGTAGTTTAGGTCAGAATGTCAATGAACGTGAGGTTTCCCCCCATGGCGAATATACAACTTTATGTTTATATAACAACTATAAATGACAAATAAAATGTAAATAATTTGTCAGTAACTATGCTTTGCTGGACAGCAGTTCTCTTTACTTACTATCTACAAATGTATATGGTACTTTTACTTTCTAATTACTAACGGATTACATCAAAGCTGTTGACTATGTTTTGTTTGGGACTATAGAGACTCGTACTGGGGTTAAGGGAAGGCTCTGTCCTTCTCCTTTTTTAATGTGTGCAGAAAATGTGCAACAATGGTTTTTATGTTTGCAGTATGAAAAACTATAATTGGTCAAACCTATCGGTACAGCAGAAAATAAATGTCAAACAATATGCAATCAACTTGTATGGAAAAAGATGGCACACATCTAAACCAAACTTTTGCAGCAAACTGAACTACCTTGAAATCTACAGCATACTACATAGTTAGTCCTTCTCCTTTTTTGTGGGGTGGAAGGGGGGAGCAGGGGACATGTGTGCTGGAGCAGGGGCAATACGTGTAACTGGAGCTGGAGCTGGGAGATACTGCAGCTCTACCACCAGCTGGAGCTGGGGTTGGTACTGGAGCTTAACGAATTCTCAAAAAATCCGAAAAAAAAACTTGAAAAAATCCAAAGACATCAAAAAAAAAACGACTTTCTGTGATCACAACACGACTGTATTAGCTACTATAGCCCTAAACCTATAGGTGTCTAAACGCAAAAAAAATTTTTACTATATTTGTAGGGAACTTTTAAAACGCTTATTATGAATAAGAATGACTTTATTAACGGACTGTATGTAAAAGATGGACGCTTAATTAATGCGCGCCCAGAATCTGAGTCTGGCATTGCAAAAGCTTGTGCTATTAAACGTTCTGTACGTAATGACAGAAAGGTTAATCAAATAGCTGAAGGCATGGAGCTTGCGGATAACAAGAAAAACTTTAGACAGTTAAATTTTTAAAATGCTAATACATTTTATTAATTTTTAAATTAGAGGATCAATGTGATTCTCTTTTTTTTTATAACTACTGTTAATTATTGACATTATTCTGTCGATTATCCTGTCGATTTATTTTTACTAACTTATTGATTATTAATTACTTATTCTTTTAATGTCGAAAATGTCGAAAATAAATAGAATAATAATAAATAAAAATATAAAGAATAGTAAAAGTATATATAAAGTAAGTGGAGTATTTTTCTTGACATTTGACATTTGTTTAGTTTTGTGTTTATTATAAATATATTTTACTATATTTGTTCTAAATTAAATTTAATACAATGAGCAATTATATTCCAAAGAACCTTGAGTTCGATCAGCCTGGTCGAAATAAATTAATAAAAGGGATTACAAAAATTTCTAAAGCAGTAAAGAGTACGTTAGGCCCACGCGGAAAAACAGTTCTAATAGAATCGCCTGAACATATCGGAGGTATGACAATAACAAAAGACGGTGTAACTGTAGCTAACTCTATTTTTTTGGATGATCCTGTAGAGAACCTTGCGGTTCAAATGTTAAAAGATGCAGCACGTAGAACTGCTAACTCAGCTGGGGATGGAACGACTACAGCAATTGTATTAACCGAGGCTATTATAAAAGCTGGTGAAAGACTTCTAACAGAAAAAAATAATATAACTGAGGTTGTAAAATCAATAAACAGATTCAGTAAAATTATTCTTAAAAAATTAAAAAAGAACTCACGAAAAATTACCAAGGCAAGGCTATTAGATGTTGCAACAATTTCAGCAAACAACGATAAGTCTTTAGGAAAAATAATTGCTGATGCTTATAATAAAGTTGGAAAGAACGGTATTGTAACTGTAGAGCGATCTCAAAACCATGAGACATATGCCACAGTTACTAATGGAATAAAAGTTGATAGAGGTTATACTTCTAATTTATTTATCACTAATCAAAAAAACGATGAAGCAATCTTAGAAGATGTTTTAGTTTTAGTTTGTGACCAGGAGATAAGTAATATTCTACAAATAGAAAATGTTTTAAAACCAATCATTCAACAAAATAAAAAACTTCTCATCATTGGTCCATGCTCAGTCAATGTTGTGAATACCCTGGCGGCAAACGTAGTGCGTAACGGACTTAAGCTTTGTAATATTATACCACCACAATTTGGATATAAACAACACGAGCTTATGCAGGACATTGCGTTGTCGGTAGGGGCTAAATACTTTTCAGAAAAAACTGGAGATGATTTAAGTCTGTTAAGCATGGAAGATCTTGGTCATGCTGATAAAATTATTTCAGGAAAGAGTCAAACGGTTATCATTAAAAATAATCAAATGACTGAAGAGATAGAAAAAAGAATAACTGATCTTAAGGAACAACAAGAAAACACAGAAATAGTTTCAGATAAAGAGTTTATAAACGAGCGTATTGCAAGTTTATCAGGATCAATAGGAGCTATTTATGTTGGGGGTAATTCTGATATAGAGCAAAAAGAAAAGTATGACAGAGTAGAAGATGCTGTGTGTGCTGTTCGTAGCGCTTTGCAAGAGGGTATTGTAAGAGGTGGAGGACTTGCTTTATTTTATTCAAGAGAAGAACTTAGTTATATTTCTAAGAAGACAGTTAATGATGACGAAAGTACAGCTATAGATATTCTAATGGAATCTTTATGTGCGCCATTAAGACAAATATTACAAAACGCTGGATTAAATCTTGATGAATACTACAATGTATCTACAACAAGTGATTCATGGATTCTTCAACAATTAGACGAGTACAATGTAAAGACTGAAGTAAAAGGAGATTTTTTTAAGATGGGTGTTATAGATCCTTTAAAAGTAACTAAGACTGCTTTTGAAAATTCAGTTAGTGTAGCAACAACTATTCTAACAACAAACGCAATAATAACTCACGCGCGAGTAAAAGAATAAATTATGAAACCAGTTGGAAAATATATTGTCATAAAAACTATTGAGGAAGAGGTTAAAACTTCTTCAGGTCTTTTATTATCTGCATCAGACGTTGATGAATTTAGATATAGAAAAGGATATGTTGTTAAAGAAGGAACAGATGTTTCTGTAGTTAAACCGAAGGATCTTATTTATTATGATAAAAATTCTGGATTTACTATGTTGATTAAGGATGAGCCTTACACTATTATCCAGGAAAGAGACGTAGTTATTGTTCTCTAATTTCTTTATTCATTTCTTTAATCATATTACGATAAACTTTATCCATATATGATGCGTCATTTCTAAATAATGGATTGGCACACGCGGATTCTGCAATTTCCTCACCGTTTAACTTTTTGTAAATAGTATTTATTATTCTTTTGGCTTTATATGTCAATTCATATAAGGTCGTTTCATTACCTTTTCTTTTTCTCCAAACATGAATCCACTCTTCTTTAAGAAGTTTACTGAAACGATTTACATCCCAGGACATTATTTCTTCATACTCTTTGAATTGACTTTTATTAAAAATTTGTTCGCTGTACAAAAACAGTAACATCTCTAAATCAGGAGTTCCTAAACCGTATTTAGCCTTTACCCAATATCTTATAACTCTCCAGTATTTTAGAAAATCATGATCAGGCAGTTTCCTGGTAGTATTTTTCCGCGGATAGACTCCTTTAAATTTCATTGAATTAAATTCTTATATTTGTAAAGATAAAATAAATATTTAAAATCATAAGTTATGCCAGATCCAGTTAAACAGAAGGATAAAAATAGATTAAGAGTAAGAACTCAAGTTTGCAAGACATCCAGAAGTGGAAAAACCAAATGTAAATACAAGATGGTTAAAAGAACACCTAAGCAATTAACAGCTTATGATGAAATGAAAGCAAGAGGATCTAAAAGAAAATTAAGTGATCTTGACGTAAACTATCCTGTCAAAGTAATTGATAAAAGAAAAAAGAAAAAATAATATATACAACTATGCCAACAGTAAGCTATAAGTGTGGAGACACAGGTAAAATTAAAAAAAGACAATTTCCTTACAACGCAGTAGGCAAAGCTCAAGCAACAGAATTTGCTAAAACAATGGGCGGTAAAGTAAAAAATAATCCAAACTATGGCAATGAAAAAGCTATGGGTAAAAAAATGTATTAAACCATGCCAGATCCAATTACTAAAAAAGTTAAAGACTCTTTAAAAAGGGTAAAAGTTAGAAAAAAAATTGTAAAAGATTCTACAAGTAGAATGGCTATGGTCAATGTCTTAAAAAAAGAATTAGGCAAAGAAAACTACAATAAGATTAGAACTACAAAAGGTGTAAAACAAGTTAAGCTAACTTCTAAGCAAAAGAAATATATTAGCAGAATTAATCGTTTAGCTAAAACAGAGCAAAAGAATAGAAGAAAAATTAACAATAATCCAAGAAAAAGATAAAATTATGCCAGATCCAAAATGTACATTTAAATATAATGGTCAAGTGATGACAGAGTTTTCAGGTACTGGTAAAAAAGAGTGCGAAGAAAAACGAAAAGCTTTTAATCAGTTTAAAAAAGAACGCGATGCGAGAGCAAGGGAGTTGCTGGGTATGGAAACTAAAGATACAACTTCTGGTAAAAGATCTAAAAGCGGTACTACTAAAAAGAAAAAAAGTAATTTTTTACAAAAAGTAAGTAAAACTTTAGGTATTAAAAAGAAAACTGAAGCTCAGAAAGAAAGAATAAAACAAAATAAAGCTAATCAGAAAAAAGCTAAAAACATTAGAAGAAGTAGAAGAAAAGGGCTTGATAGAAACGCCAGAAACTAATTTATTAAATTTTGTATATTTGTATTATTAATAAGTTAAAATAAAAATTATGAAACAAGGTTATAATGATAGATTAGATGAGTCTTTAGGTTCAAGAAACGGAAAGAAGTCTCAGTCTATGAAGTCTCGTAGAAATGAAAGCAAGGCTATGTCTAAAAAAATGTATGGTCATGCTTACGGAGCTGACAAGTCAATGTCTTATAGACACGTTGCTAAAATAGTAAAGCACGATCATTTAAAGTAAGATATGAGTTTTAAAAAAGTAGCAGCAAAAATAGCAAGAAAAGGAGGTTATTCTAAAAAAGCTGCTGGAGCTATTTTAGCTTCTGCATCAAGAAAGGCAAGCGCTAAGGCTAAAAAGAAAAACCCTAAACTTAAAAAAGTAAAGGGTAAGGCAAGGCGATAATTTAAATTTTAATCAAATGGCAAAAAAGAAAGTAGTCAAAAAAGATGCTTCTAATAAAAAGAAGCCAGTAGTAAAAAAACCAGTGGATAAAAAAAAGGTTGTTGAGTTAGAGTTAAAAAGCTCTGTTCAGCACATAAATGTTTATCCAAAGTATAATCCTTTAAGAAAATAAAAATGGGAAGATTATTAGTAAAATTAGGTCTATGGATGCAAGGGGTATGGTGTAAATTTCAATGTGGATGGAACGCATTAATATCTAAGCTTTTATTTAAAGTAGAGTCTTGTCCAAACAAATTATGTACTTGTAAGTAATGAAAAAAAATTTTACAAAAATACAGACAATAAACAGATCCAGAGGATTTGGAGATACAGTAGAGAAATTTACAAAAGCTACTGGAATAAAAAAAGTTGTAGATACAGTTACTAAAGGTGATTGTGGCTGCAACAAACGTAGGGATTCACTTAACAGAATGTTTCCTTATAAGTAAACAAACGAGATTTTTAACCCTCAAAAAAAAACAAAATGGCATATCCAAAAATTACTGTTAACACAGGGCTGGCGCAAAAAGTAATATCCAGCAACACATTACCAATACCATCACCAGACTTGGCACAATTAACTGGAACAACTACAGCAACTACAGCAAATAAATTAGTAGATGTAGGGGCTGATTTTTCTAATGTAAGTGTAGGAGATATTATTTATAATACTACAGATAATACATCAGCAACAGTAACAGCAATAGATACTTCAACAATATTATCAATAAGTTCAGATATATTTACTTCTCCAGAAGCATATACTATATTTTTAGGTGGCCCTAATGGTTCGTCAAGAATAGATTCTTCTGAAGGATGTTTATTATATGTAGGAAGTAATCTCACAACTATGGATATAGCTAAATCTTATGTTTTTATTAAAGTTCAAACAGTAGCAGGTAGTGATATAACATTTGAAAACTTTCCAGTAGGAAACTATCTTCCAATTCAAATAATAAAATTATACACCACAGGCACAGATGCTGCGTCTCGTAATAGTTGTATAGCAATTTGGTAATATGAACTTTGATATGTCAGATATAAAATTATACGCTTTAAATGCAACGTCTCTTGTTGTATCATTTTCACAAATTGATATGGCTTTAAAAATAATTTTGCTCGCACTAAGTGTTGGGTATACCGCTCAAAAGTGGTACTTATTGAATAAAGAAAGAAAGAACAAATAGTAAAAGTTCTAAAATCTTAATTAAAAACATAAGAGGCACAGAACGACTGTGTCTTTTTTTATATATAAAATATGAAAAAAGTTGAAAAAATCATTATTCATTGTTCTGCAACAAGAGAAGGTGATGACTCTATTAATGCTGAGGTTATAGATCGATGGCATAAAAAAAGAGGATGGAAAGGAATTGGATATCATTTTTTAGTTTTGATTGACGGATCTATTGAGCCTGGAAGAATGATAAATAAGTGCGGTGCGCATACGAAAGGGTTGAACTGTAGTTCAGTCTCAATTTGTTATGTGGGAGGGGTAGAATCTGAAAGAGACTCAAAAGGAAAGTATCCTGCAAAGGATACAAGAACACCAGAGCAAAAAGAAACATTGTTAGAATTATTGCAAGTATTGCGTAAAATATATCCAGAAGCAAAAATCCATGGTCATCGAGACTTTGCGGCTAAAGCTTGCCCAAGCTTTGATGCAACAACAGAATATTGTAATATTTAAAAGTAAATTCTTATGGCAAAAAAAGGTAGAACTAAAGGAAATAAAATTTGTGCAGCAGGAATCTCCTGGGCTAAAAGAACATTTGATAAATACCCATCTGCCTATGCAAATATGGCGGCAAGTAAATATTGTAAAGATCCTAATTACGGAAAAGGTAAAAAAAAGAAATAAAGATGAATAAAGATAAAACTATAGTAACTACTGCTTCTGTTACAAACGTAAAGAACGACAAAAAGAAAAGAAAAAGTCGTTCAACGTTTGAATCAAATAATAGAATCTCAAAAAAAGTAACTAATGGAAATGTTGTTAAGCGCAAGTCTGCAACCCTTCAAAAAGATGGATCTTTAGTAATTAGCGTTAACACTTCTAAAAAACCTGCAGGAAGAACAAGGATGGTAAGAAATAAAAAAAGAGCAGTTAAGAAATTAGATAGATTAAAGAATAGATTTAATAAACGACAAGATCGTTTCATAGACAACATAAGTTAATGGGAGAACTAAAAGAATGGCGCGATGAAAATTGGGTGCGCATAGGAACGGATGGAAAAATAAAAGGCCCATGTGGAACTTCTAAGAACAAAAAAAATCCTGATAGATGTTTGCCTATGGCTAAAGCTAAAAGCCTCTCTAAAAGAAAGCTTTCAGCTACAGCTCGAAAGAAAAAGAAAGCAGGAGCAAAAGGAAAGCAGTTTGTTAAAAATGTAAAAGGAGTAAGGTAATGGCAATAAGAAAAACCACAAAGGGTAAAAACGCTAATTATAGAGCTACTAAAAAGGGCGCAGGTATGACTAAAAAAGGAGTTGCTGCGTACAGGCGAGCTAATCCAGGTAGTAAATTAAAAACTGCTGTTACTGGAAAAGTAAAACCTGGAAGTAAGAGAGCTAAAAGAAGAAAGTCTTATTGTGCAAGATCATTAGGTCAGTTAAAAAGATCAAGT